CTCCTCTACCTGGTGGAGTTTGCCGACTGGAACTCTCAGGCAAAAATCGGCTACGGCTGCGGCAACAGCAGCGGTGTGCAGAATATGGGCGCATCTGACAGTATGCCTTACCACACCGGCACGATGCAGACCTCCCGCACGACCTACGGCGTAGGTGTGCAGTACCGCAACATCGAGGGCCTGTGGGATAACGTCTACGATTGGATGGATGGCTGCTACTATAACGGCAACGGGCTGAACCTCATCCTGAACCCCAACAATTTCAGCGACAGCAGCGGCGGCACGAGCGTCGGTACGCCGTCGAACGGTTGGCCGTCCGCATTCAATGTCGCTACGGCTGGCGGGTTCCCGATGTTCTACCCGACTGCTGCAAGCGGCAGCGATTCCACGTACTCGTGCGATTACTGGGGCTTCGGCTCGTCGGGCCCGTGCCTCTGCGTTGGTGGCGGCTACAGCCAGAGCACCAGCCACGGCTTGTTCTTCGTCGACTACGCCGGCGTGTCGCACGCGAACGCGAACTTCGGCTGCCGCCTCCAAGAACTCCCTTAATGGGGGAGCGTGAGGGGGGCGAAGCCCCCTCACAAGGGACCCGCGCGAAGCGCGGGGACCATCCGGGGCTACCTGTGCAGTACCGATGTCAACTGTTCGGCGTAACGTGCGATAACTGGAACTTCAACTCGTCGAACCCGTGCCTCTACGTTGGTGGCAACTACAACCAGAACACCAACCACGGCTTGTTCTACGTCAACTACAACAGCGTGTCGAACGCGAACACGAACATCGGCTGCCGCACCCTTTTATGTGTCTTGCTGACAAACCTCCAAACCACGGCACAGGTAGTCGCGCACCTCTCGGTGAAGATAAGCAGTTCAGGGAGCGGGTTAGTACACCTCGAAAGAGGCGTTGGAAAGCTCGTACAGCTAAAAGGAGGATACAAGTCCCTGTGAAAAGAGCAAAGAACCTATTTGAACCTTTAATCTCAGATGAGAATTTATCAAGAGCCATCGACGAAGTAAACCGCACACATCATTGGCGCACCCACCACCGCCCGAATAAATGCACTGCTTGGGTGGAGGAAACCAAAGAGGAGCGCATCAAGGAGCTGCGGCAAATCATCATCGACGGCTTTGAACAGAAGCCGCCTCACACGACCCGCAGATGGGACGCAAGCGCCCAGAAGTGGAGAACGGTGAGCGAACCCGCGCAGTGGCCCGACCAGTATATCCACCACGCGCTTATCCAGATTTTGCAGCCAATCTTCATGCGGGGCATGGACCATTACTGCTGCGGCAGTATCAGGGACAGAGGCCCGCACCAAGCACGGGCGGCAATCGAAAGCTGGATGAACCACGACCCGAAAGGTACTCGGTACGAGCTGTGCGGCGATGTGCGCCATTTCTACGACAGCCTGAAACCGGAGGTTGTGATGGGCCGTATGCGCTGCCTGATTAAAGACCGGCGCGTCCTCGACCTGATTTGGCGCATTGTGAAAGATGGCGTCCGTATCGGCTCTTATACCTCGCAGTGGTTCGCAAACACCGTTTTGCAGCCGCTGGACCAGATGATCCGTGACAGCGGGCTGTGCGCCCACTATGTCCGGTACATGGACAACCTCACGGTATTCGGTCCGAATAAGCGAAAGCTGAAAAAGCTCCGGCTCCTCATTGAGAAATGGCTGACGGAGCATCAGCTTAAACTGAAAGGCGACTGGCAGATATTTCCGATTGCCCGCGTAAACCCGAAAACGCCGCTGGAACCACCGAGGCGCGGATTTGCGAGGCAAAAGAGCCGTTTGCCAAACGCCGTAGGGTATCGGTACGGTCGGGGCTTCACAATTCCGCGCAAGCACAATCTCCTGCGCATCAAACGGGCGATTGCCCGATACCGCAAGAGAAAGAGACAAGGCAAGCGCATCATGGCAGGGGGGCGGCTGCGAGCCTGATTTCAAGGCTCGGACAGCTGAAACACTGCAATAACTACAACCTTTACCGGCTTCTGTATAAAGGCGAACGCCTTGTGCGTGACCTGAAAAGAATCATCCGTCAAAAGCAGCGAAAGGAGGAACTGACGTGGAGTATGTATTTGGAACGCAGGAAGACATCGAAGTCCTCAAGACAAAGGGCAGTGAGCATTCCGATTTGACCGGGTTTCACCAGATTGAGCGGAGCTATCCCGACCAGACCGTGACAGACTGTTTCCGTGTGGTCCGAAAGCTGGACAGCTTGGAGGACGGCGAGGGAAACTGCTACGACTGGTACGAGATTGACCGGCACTACCGGTTTACCGATAAGACCGGCCCCGTCGCCCAGCAGCTTGTGGAGAGCACTGCCGCATTGGAGGACGCCCTGTGCGAGTACGACGAGCTTGCCGGCGCACGGATGGGCGAAATCGAAGACGCCATGTGCGAGCAGGACGACGCAAACGATGTGCGTATCAGCGCCGTTGAGGACGCTGTATGCGAAATTGACGCTATCATCAGCACAATTAGTGAGGGAGGTACTATCAATGAACAAAATTTGGGCTAACAGACTGATTGCCGGTACACAGGTTTGGGATTCCGTTCCCGATTACCGCCGCAGCGGGGTAAAGACCGAGCTGGCGTCCCGCGTGGAGGACGGCGAGATTACCGCCGAAAAGTACAAGGAGATCACCGGAGAGGAGTATGCGGCAAAGACCGCCGCGCCGAGTGAGCAGCCGTGAGAAAAGTTGGATTAGTCGTTGCCGTAGAGGATGACGCTCTGCGGCAACGGTTCGGAGAGGGCCGACCCATGAAAGATAAGATGGGTGTAACCCTCTACCAGACGAAGAATTGCCAGCTCTACGCCGTTCGGTGTGGAGCTGGCGAAATTTATGCGGCGGCAGCAACGCAGTACCTCATCGACAAGTACAAGGTGGCGGCGGTCCTCAACTATGGCGTTGTGGGCGGCTGTACCGACGCCTTGCATCCCGGCGAGATATGTGTCGTGGTAAAGGTGGCGCATTACCAATATGACCTGTTTGCTGTTGATAATGTGCCGGCTGGCCGCTATTTGGAATACCCGGACCGGCTGCTGCCGGTAAGCACTGCTTTCACGGATTTGGCCTCCCCCGAACTCCATCGGGTGGTTTGCGCATCCGGCGACAAGTTTGTGGGAGACGCCGCAGAGAAGCTATGGCTGCACAATGAGTTCGGAGCCGACATCTGCGACATGGAATCCGCAGCCATTCTGCTCACCTGCGACCGAAATCGGGTCCCGTGCCTCATTATCAAGGCCGTGGCCGACAGCCTTTCGGGAGGGGCGGCAGAATACTGGCGGGAGAAAAACCAGACAGCGAAAAGCTGTCTGGACTACGCCGTCGAGGTAATTGACGGGCTGTAATCGCAGAGGAGGGATTGACATGAACGAAATTGTGCTCTGCCTGTTAAGTGGCGGCGTTGCGGCTGCCGCGATGAAGACCCTTGACGGGGTTATGGAGTTCTCCAATGCGGTTTTCTCACCGTACAGCCTGTTTATCTTTTCACCGAGCAGCTCGGGCGGTATATCGTCCTGCTGGTACAGTTCCATCAGCTTTCCGATCTGCCGGTCTATCTCACGAATGCGGCGCTCAATATCGGTGTTCTTGCTTACCGGGGCTGCGGTTTTCGGCTTGCCGGCGGCAAGCTCCTCCGCAATTTGCGGATTGCGCAGCAGCGCAAGTATCTTTTCCTCAATGATAGGCTCCAAGTCCTGCGCCCGCCATATCTTGTTCTGGCAGTTAGGGTCCTTTATCATGTTCTTCATCTGCTTTGTTCGGGAGTAGCAGGCATAATAAGAATATTTTCCTGTGTTGCGCAGGTAGTACCGGCCCCCGCAGTGTCCGCAGAACAGAAGTCCGGTCAGCACGTGCTTGGATTGGAAAGCGTGGCTCCCGAACTGCTCTCTGCGCTTTCCACGCAATATTTGTGCGGCATTGAATTGTTCCTCCGTTATTATCGCCTCATGCGCGTGATCCACAACGACACCTCCGAAGTGCAGGCGCCCGATATAGGTTTCATTCTCCAAGATGTTTCTCACGCTTGACCACGAATTGTAGCTGCTGTACTTATTTGTGTACCCTGCGTCCTGCAATTTATCCGTTATGGCTTTCAGTGATGCGCCGGAAAGATACCACTCATATATCTTCCGAACCTGCTCAGCCTCGTATGGATTTACGATGAGCTTGCCGTCCTCGTAGTCGTACCCGATAGGGATATTCCCGCCTCCGTGATGAAGTCCGGTCTTGGCGCGGGCTACTCGCCCCATCCACGTGCGCTCTTTTATCTGCTCACGTTCCAGCTGGGCGAATACTGCAAGCAGACCTATCATGGCTTTGCCGAACGGGGACGAGGTATCGAAGCTCTCCTGCATGGAGACGAAATCCACCTTGTTTGGTCTGAATATCTCCTCGATGAGATACAGCGTGTCCCGCTGCGAGCGGGAGAGCCGGTCCAGCTTGTAGACCAGCACCACATCAAACTTCTCTGTCTCGCTCATCAGCTTTTGGATGCCGGGGCGGTTCAGATTGCTGCCTGTGTAACCCCCATCCACATATATGTCTGCTATGAGCCAATCCTGCGCCTTGCAGTACGCAATCAGGCGCTCCCGTTGCTCGCCTACGGAGTAGCCCTCTTGTGCCTGTTCCAGCGTGGAAACGCGGATATAGAGGGCTGCCCGTCTCACAGCGGCATCCCGTCTAACAGGTAGTTGGCGAAGATCCAGTTACGGCAGGTGCGCTGCTCCTCGGTAAATTCGCCCTCCGGGTGGGGCTGGTAACTCTGGAAGTCAATCTGGCGAGCGTCCGTAATCACCAGCCGAATCCGGTCGTTTTCAATCTCGATATTCTGTCCCTCGCACGGAACGAAAGCCACGTGCGTATTCTCGTCATACTTAAAGCCGTTGCTCAGCCCGCAGAGATAGTAGGCTTTTACCCTTGCGTCCGGTTCAATATCCAGCTCTACATGAGCCTTGTCTTTGTAGCGCGTCCCCTCGAATATCTCGTGAAAGGCGTCGCCAATAAAGCATTTCGCACAGCACTTGTCGATGCGGGCAGAGCGGATTGCCCGCAGCCAGAAGAATGCGCACTTCTTTTTAATGTCTAACGATACTCTCATTCTTTTGTACCCTCCTCTAACTCGACGGCAAAGTTAAGTAGCTTCAACCGTTCTCTGCCGCTCAGCTGTTCGTAGATATGCAGCAGCTCCATCGCTTCCGGCGAAATGGATTGCTCCCCGTTAATCACCACGCCTCCGTGGTTGGCTTGGATAAAAGGACTGTTCGTCAGCTGGCCACTGATGTTGTTCTCAACGGCGGGGACGGTCTGCGTCCCTCTCAGCAGATAGTCGATGCTCACATTGAAGTAGTCGGCTATCTTTATTAACGCCTCCACGCTCGGGAACGCCTGCGGTATGCGCTCGTATTTCCCGATTGCGGACGGCACAACGCCGATGACCTCTGCCAACTGGCTCTGTGTGATGTCGCAGTCTTTTCTCAACCGTCTAAGTCGTTCTCCGAACCCGTCCATAGGTCTACCTCCTTTACTGTAAGTCTATTATATGTCTTTTAATTCAAGTTGTCAATGCAGGATTTTTTCGGGAAAAATTCAAGAATGGGAGTTGACATTGAGGAAATGAAGTGCTATAATAAGACTGTAAGTAAAGAAAGCGACCCGCAGGACACTAAAGGAGGTGGAACAATGAATGTTATGAGAGAGCGTAGACTTCGCGGGGCGATTCCCACACAGCGAGAGGTCGCAAAGATCGTCGGTGTGCAGGAATCCGCTGTAAGCAAGTGGGAACGCGGTCTTGCTAAGCCGCGAGCGGACAAGCTGCCCATTCTTGCAAAGCTGTACGGCTGCACCATCGAGGAGCTTTTGGCCGACGACGCTGAGCAAGAAGAATGACCGCCGCCACCTCTGTTCTACTCGCGGTTGCGACGGAGCTTGCACAGCAGGCGAAGTCCAGTATGCCTGAAATGAGGGAGGGCGAAAGAATACTGCGCGAGTGGTACGAAAGCGGAGTATATTACCGCGAAACATCCCTCGGAGATAAGTTATTCCTGTGCCAATACGATTTCAGGCAAAGAAAAAGCCGCCGGGAGGCGGTGGTGGAGTAGGAGTTGCAAATGACTGAAAAGGTCTGCCGCATTTGCCTATATGCTCGCGGCGGCTACCTGCTTCGCTGCCGCCTCATATCCCTGATGGTAGGTGTAATATGTCGTGCCGCTCGCGTCCTCAAACACGCCGTCCTGCGGTTTCTCAAGGCTCTGAATGGCGATGGGGATTTTGGTTTTCTCATCGGAAACAATCTCGCTTTCCATCTTGCCGTCCGCTCTGAGCAGCGTCTTCACGCAGTACCAAAGCGGGCATTCGCGCCATTCGCGGTATTCCATTTCAGCTTTGATGCAGTCATTCATTCTGTTCAACCTCCTTACGGGCTTTCCTTTTTTCTTTACATTCTTATTATAGCACTTTAAGTCGTTTTCGTCAATGCTTTTTCTAAAATTTTTTCAGAAAAATTTTCTCGAAAAGCAACGGAGAATAAAAAATCAGGGAGCCTCGTCAGCTCCCTGATTCACTATCTTTTATGTTTCCACGAGCCTATGGCCTCGATGCCAAACAGCAGGACAGCCATATCCTCCATCGCACGGTTGATGTCCCGGTAGAACGTCCGCTTGTCGATGTTCAGCCGCTCGGCAATCTCATCCACGCTAAGCCTGTCCTCGTCGATGTACCGCAGGTTGAGTGCCTCCCATCGGCGGGCCTCATCGGGATTCACCGCCTCCTTGCACAGAGCCTCATACGCCGCCAGCATCTTGTCAACGTGGCTCATCATCAGCCCTGTCTTCCGGCGCATGGAGCAGATGCAGCTTACCTCCAATGTCTCCGGGGAAACGTGGGCATAGTGCGCCCGCAGCTTCCGGTAGTTCTTCATCAGAAGATTAACGTCGTGATACCGGGCGTCAAACTCCTCGTCAATGATAGCGTCCTTTCTGGCAAGAACTTCCTGTGCCGCAACCCGCGCCACCTCAGCGATTTCCTCTTTGTTCATCGCCACGCACCTCCTTTTTTAACTGCGAAGTTTACTGATACGCACTCGCAAGGCGTCCATCAGGGCGTTTTGCATATCGCCCTTGTTTTCGAGAGCCTCGACTACCTGCTCATCCATGCCGCCCTGCACAATCAGGTGGTGGATGATGACCGGATGCTCTTGCCCCTGACGATGCAGGCGCTTGTTCGCCTGCTCGTACTGCTCCAAGCTCCATGTCAGCCCGAACCAGATGGCGTGATGGCCGCCGCGCTGTAAATTCAGGCCGTAGCCGCAGCTCGCGGGGTGCGCAAGCAAGATGTCGATTTCTCCGTTGTTCCAATCCTGCTCGTCTTTCGCTTGGGAATAAACCCTGACGCGCAGGTCGTATTTTGCCAAAGCCTCAACCAGCCTGTCCCGGTCGTGCTGGAAGTTGTAGAACACAAGGGCGTGTTGCCCGTGCAGCTGCTCAATCAACTCCAAGAAAGCGTCGATTTTGCAGTCGTGGACTTTGACCGCCGTTTTGTTCTCGCTGTAAATCGCCCCGTTACAAAGCTGTAAGAGCTTTCCCGTCAGAACTCCCGCACTGCCGGCGGTTATCATGTCTTCGTCCACCTGCAAAAGCAGCTCCGTCTCAAGCTGGGAATAGGCTTTTGCCGCCGCAGCGTCAAGGGCTACTGGCACGTTGTTCACCAGCATATCAGGCAAGGTCAGGTAGTCCGCTGCTTTCATACTGATGCAGATGTCGCTGATGGCCTGCTTAATCATCTCGAAGCTGCCGTCCTTTGGCGAGTAATTGAAAATCGTCGTTCGGTTTCTCCTGCCGGGGACGAAGTATTTATCCCGATAAGCGCCGAGGGTCTTTCCCAACCGTGCGCCGCCGTCCAAGAGATAAATCTGCGCCCACAAATCCTCAAGTCCGTTGCTGGACGGAGTACCCGTCAGCTCCACGATGCGCTTTATCCTGCTGCGCACCAGCTTCAAGGATTTGAACCGCTTGCTCTGGGAGTTCTTGAAACTGGAACTTTCATCCAGCACCACCATGTCAAACGGCCACGCATTTTTGAAATGCTCGACCAGCCACTGCACATTCTCACGGTTCACCACATAGACATCCGCAGGCGTAGCCAAAGCACGGATACGCTGCTGCGCTGTACCGAGAACAGGAACGACCCTCATCATTTTCAGGTGCTCCCACTTCTTCGCCTCCGTAGTCCACGTGGCCTCCGCAACCTTTTTCGGTGCGATGATGAGGGGCTTTGAAACCTCCCATCTGTTATACCGCAGGTCGTGAATGGCAGTCAGGGTGATAACCGTCTTGCCCAAGCCCATGTCAAGGAATAAGCCGACGGCCCTGTTGTAAATAATGCTGTCAATGCAATACTGCTGATACGGATAAGGGACAAACTTCATTGGCCCCCACCTCCCTCAATTTCTGCAAGCAGCTGCATAACCTCGTCGATGCCCTTTACCACGCGCACGTCGGCGCCGCGCTTTTGCATCTCTCCAATCGTATACCGCTGGATCTTTGCCAAACGACCGGTTTCGGTTTTCAGCTCTGCGAAAATGATTCGTCCAGTTGGAGTGATGATGAGCCTGTCAGGAACGCCCGGTGTGCCGGGGCTTACGAACTTTAGGCACATACCTCCCAACTTCTTCACGCCATCAACAAGACGGCGCTCAATTCGACTTTCATTCATGTTTTCCTCCTGAAACATTGGTGTTTCTATACTTTACGCGCGTATAGGCGCGTTAGGCGCTTTAGGCGCGTAAGTCGTGCGACTATAATTCTAAATCCTTTCTAATATCCCTATTTTCTCTCTCTATTAAGAATGAATGTTTCAATGTTTCAAAAGCTCAAAAAGCCAGTAACGGTGCGGGTTTCAGCCGAAACATTGGTGAAACATTGGCCGAAACATTGAAACATTCAAGGGGTGAAACATTGGGTTGAATTTCCCGCCTAAACTTCTCTAATTTTTCCTGATGTTAGACTTATGGTGAAATCGGCCCCAGATGTTTCATCCCCAATGTTTCAGCGACGGAGGAACCCACGCTGGTATCCGCAGTAGCCAAATCGCAGCCCGTTCGAGGACTTTTCCCACCCCGGCATAGACCGCAGGATGTCATTTATCTCAGTCGCCTCGGCATACTTGAAATCCTTTGGCTGACCGCCGAACGCCTCGCACCAGACTTCCAGCGCGCACACGCGGTCCCGCTTTACAAGGTTTGCAGACCCCTCAACTGTGCCGTTGAGGAACAGCCGCCGCTTGTCCAGCGACCACTTCTGCCAGTCCTCCGGGACCAGCTTCTCAACGAAGTCAAGGACGATGCCCTCCTTGCTGCTGACTTCTCTGTGATCTTCCTGCTCGGCTCTCGCCAGCTCCTCCAACTCGCCTGTCAGGTACAGCGTTTCACCCAGCCGCCAGCGCATAACCGCCTCGGCCCATATCTGGTCCAGCTCGTCATCGAGGTCCCGCCATACCGTTTTCGTGCGTGGGACCACCCCCACATCCACAGGCCAGAACCGGCGGTTGCCGGTCTTATCCCGCAGGAACACGGGGGTATTCGTCGTGCCGAAGAACACACAGCATCGCGGTATATCCTTTACGTGCCGCCCGTAGGCCGCCCTGAATCGGTCCGAACGCAAGCTGAGGAACTGCTTGATGCGGGCTTCATCTGTCCGTCTGAAAGCGTCCAGCTCGCCGATTTCCACCAGCCACACGCCTTGCAGCAGCTCGCTTGCCTCCTTGCCCTCGAATGTCCTGATACCGTCGTTGAACCAGCCTTTGCTCATCCTGTCCAGCAGCGTGGACTTTCCGATGCCCTGCGGCCCTGTGAGGATAAGCATGGTGTCATATTTGCACCCCGGCTCCATAGCCCGCGCCACAGCCGCCGTGAATGCCTTTCTCGTGACCGCCCGCACATAGGGCTTATCCTCCGCGCCGAGGTAGTCAATCAGCAGGGAATCGAGGCGAGAAATGCCGTCCCACGACAGGGACGAAAGGTAGTTGCGCACATCGTTGAACTTGTGCTTCTCGCTGTGCAGGGACAGCGCGCCGTCGATTTTCCCGTTGCCCGTGATTTTGTAGACTTTCTCGAAGTACCAGTACAGCCCCTGATTGTCATTGTCAGTCCAGCCGCGCCGCTTCTCAAAGGCGCTCCACGGCAGGTCGCCGAGGATCTCTCCGCGCCCCGCGAACTCATTTAAGGCGAACTTGCCTTTGAGCAGCGGGTCGTTCTCAAGAATCAGCCAGATATTGTCGATGGTGGCCTTTATCGTACCAGTCTGCTTGTTCAGCTCCAAGTCCATCGTCCAGTCGAAGTTCTCAGCTTCGGCAGCCGGCGCCTCGCTCAGCCCCTGAAAATCGCTGACCGCAGAATCGGCCCGTTCCTTTGCCAGCTGCCGCGAGACCTTTGGGTCCTCGATGGCGAGGTTGCACATCGCCGCATACGACGGCAGCCGGTTCGTGGGCGTATTCGGGTCAGCCCCGTCGTCCATCTCCCCGAACTTGTGCATACGCACCAAATCGAACGCATTCACAAGCCTGCCGCAGCAGGGGTCAGTGGAATGGTGGGAGTAGAGGAACATCCCGTTGTCGTACACCACAGCGCCACCCGTTGTCGTTCCTCCGAGGTAGGTAAAACGCCCGCGTGAATTGTCCACCGGCTCGTAAATACCGTCGAGGTAGGTGTCCATCGCGCCGTATATGTCGTATGTGCGGCAGAATGCGCCCACCACGCCTGCCTTGCTCAGAGGATCGCTCTGCTTCATCGCCAGCTTCTTATAGGCGTTATCCGCGCCCGGAACCTGCGGCCATTTCGACACGTCCCGCCAGTCCCCAAGCCGCTCGTCAATCATGCGCAGCAGCCCATCAGCGTCAAGCAGCGGCTTGTCGCTAAAGGTGAACACATAATCGCTGTCGTAGCAGCAGCTCGGCCAGTACATCAGGCGTGTGGCCTCGAACGTGGTCGGGTCTGCGAACTCTATGCCGATAAGGGACGCCACGAACCGTGCAGACGGCTCATATTCGTCCGCAGTGACCGTCCGGTCAAAAGGGACTAATATTCTGAGACGGGGGCTTGCGGGCGAGTGCTTGCGCGTGGAATAGATGCAGTATCCGCACCCAAGCCCGTCCACCCGTTTCAGGATTTCATCTGTGCCTCCCGGCGGTATCGTGTCGAAATCCAGCGTGATGATGTCGCGGCCCGTCACGGCCCCCGCCCTGCGGCGCGGACCGGACAGCGTACCAGCGACGAACCCGCCGATGTCCTTTTTATCGTCCTGCTCCGACTTTTTCAGGTTCAGGTATTCCTGCATGGTCTCGGTAGAGCGGTTCGGAATCCTGAGCTTCTCGTAGAACTCTGACAGCATGATGGACTGGGGCTGCCAGTTTACGCTTTTTCGGTTGTTGCCGACAGTTATCGTTATCTCTCTGTCGTATTGCATTAAGCCCAGCCCTCCTTTACTTGTACTTCTTGCCGGTTTCCTTATCCATGAGGATTATGCGCCCGACCACCTCAAAACCGACGAGTTCAGCGGTCTTCTTCATAATCGGGATGAGCGCGCTTATCCGCTCAAGCACCCGGCGCTCCTCGGCCTCGATGTTGCTCATCGCCTCGCCCACAGTTGGGTCGTTGTAGCCCTCCGAGTTCTTATAGAGATGTGGTTTCTTATCGTGCGCCATAATCTCACCTACCTTTTGAGCAGCTTAATCAGCGCATGGATACCGCGAACATTGTCGTAGCCCATGATTTTGCCGGTTCCCGCCCAGAACTGAAACAGCTTGTCATCCGACTGCCGGCGGCAGTGGAAGTGGCCGCTCTGGGCGTTTTTCAGCGTGAACTCGATGTTGTTCCGCTGGAACTGCTCTATGGCGTACTGAATCCGGTCGGGGTTCTTTGCAACACGCGCATCGTGCTGCTCTTTTGCGTAGAGGTGATAACCGCCGTCAAAGGATTCGCCGGGGTTTTCCTCTCTGTCTTTCCTTGTCATATCGTCAATCCTTTCTAAAGAAGTCCCCGACCCAGCCGTCTGCGTTCAGCGGCAAATCCGGCGCCCACGGAATGGGCTGCGTCATCAGCCGCACCACATCGTCCAGATCCGCTCGGTCGGCAGGACAATCTATCACAACTTCGTCATGCACATGGAACACCACCTGATACCCGGCGTCCTCCAAATGCTCAATCGCAAGCGCGAGGCAGTCGCGGGCGATTGCCTGAATGCAGTTCTCCACCAGCTTGCCGCCGTAGGTCTCAAGCTGCGTCCATTGCTTGGTGGTCTGGTTCACACCGCTATACAAGATGGAGGGCTTATCCCACGAGTTCACACCGAGCTGCGGGTTTGCGTAATACAGCTTTCTGCGGCTTGGCAGCGTTATCGTCAGGAAGTCCAGCCCGTGTTCAATATCCATCTCTCGGGCAAAGATGAGGTTTCTCACACCCGCAGGCCGTCCTGTCTGGATGACCGATACTGCCGCGTTCTCCACAGCGTACCACAGGTCCACAATGCGCCTGTTCGCGTCACGCCAGCGGGAAACGATGTCCGGCAGGTCATCTTCGGGTATGCCCATTCGCAGAGCGCCCATCGCAATCAGGGCGCCTGTGCTGCCTTGATAGCCGAGGGCAAGTTCAGCGACCTTGCCTTTCTGCCGCAGCTCGTATTCGGGATTTCCCTTTTTGATTCTGTCAATCGGAACCCCGAACATCTGACTGGCAGACGCCTCGTAGATTTTGCCGTGCGTCCTGAATACTTCGAGCCGCCACTGCTCTCCCGCCAGCCACGAAATAACCCGTGCTTCGATGGCGCTGAAATCCGCGTCAATTAAGGTATTGCCTTTGGACGCAATAAACGATGTCCTGATGAGCTGTGAAAGGGTATCAGGCACAGAGCCGTACATACACCGCAGCTTATCAGCGTTCCGTTCCTTGACCGCACTCCGCGCCCACGGAAGTGTTTTCATGTCGATGTAGGTTCTCGGTAGGTTCTGCACCTGCACGAGCCGTCCCGCCCATCTGCCGGTGCGGTTCGCTCCGTAGAATTGAAGCAGCCCCCGGACACGCCCGTCTCCGCACACAGCGGCTTCGATAGCGCCATACTTTTTCGTGCTGGTCTTACCAAGCTCCTGACGGATCTCCAACATTCTCTCTGCGGGACCGGTCACGGCTTTGCTGTCAAGCATCGCCGCGACCGTGTCTTTCCGCAGGTCGCCCACCGGCTGGTTCGTGTTGGTTTCAAGCCATTTGCTGAGCTGCGACACACTGTTTGGATTCTCAAGGCCAGTGATGGAGACCGCCTCTGCCGTCAGCTTATCGCGGGAGGCGGCGTCGATTTCCAACGCCCCGCGCACCATCTGCATATCTACCGCAACACCCCTCGCGTTGATGAGGAGGTCGGTCTGCCACTGCTTCTCAATGTCCGCAGGAACAGGGAAGTTCGACAGCCTGCGGTCAATCTCCATTTCGGTCGTAACATCGCCCTTGCAGTAAGTCTTGAACAGTGCCCACTTATCAGGGTCATGCTTGGGAAGATTCCGTGTTCTGCCGCCGTTGCTTTGCGTGGCGGCGCAAGGGACGCAGAAATAGCGGATAAGTGCCTTGCCGACTGAGAGCTTCTGCTTTTCGGCAGGAAGACCCAGAGCCTTACCGGTTGCGTCCAAGCCTGCCGTATAGCCGCAGTAAAGGCCGTGAAGCATCGTGTCCCGCCACTGGTCCACCGGCAGCAGATGTCCGCAGAACTTCGAGAGGCAATACCACTCGAATGCCGCATTGTATGCGTGTTTGATGTAGGCGGGATTGCTCAGAGCGTTGAACAACCATTCCGGCAGCAGCTCTCCCTGCGCCAGATCCACGATTTCCACAGGACCGCCATCTACGCTGTACGCGAACAGCAGAATCTCAAAGTCAGGGCTTTGCACGTACTTGTACGCCCCGGCTTTTGCGATAGGGACGCTGCTGTATGTTTCAATGTCAATCGAGATATGCGTCATCCGTCCCACCTCTCGTCCCTAATCAGAGCCACGCTCTCCGTGAGTTTCTCCCTTTGCCGGCGCAAGGCTTTTTCATAACCAGACGGCTCAATCCGCACCTGCGGGAAAAACGCCTGCAAGCAATATTGCTCGGACTGTCTCAGGCTTTCCAGCTTCTTAATCACTTCGTTCAGCCGGTCAACCTCAGACCGCAGCGCATTGATAAGTTCCTCCCTGCGGAGGTCACTGCAATACTGCTTTGCCAGCTTGAGAACCTTTGTCATCCGCTTCTTATTCGCATTGGCGAAGAACTCTCTGACGTTCAGCTCCATATACCCCGTCGGATATTCAATTCGGAACACGCTGTCAGTCATGGTCGCCGCCTCCTCTCTCAGCGGCGGCAATCTCGCCGGCGCAGGCTGCGTAACTGGCAAGGTCCACAAAGTTGTCCTCCTTGTACCCGGTGGCAATCCGAGCCACCTTTAGCAGCCCCATCATGGTAGCCACGTCTTTGGCATTGATGTGGTTGATAGCCATGACCTTAGCCAGCTCAGGATGAGCAGCCCGCAGGTAGACGCCCCACAACAGACCGATGTTTTCAAAGTTGCTCTCCGGTGTGCCATAGTCCTGCTGGCGTTCCCCGCAGACGCAGACACGAGCAGCCTCTAAAATCTCAGCTCTTTTCACAGTCTTCCTCCTTTTCAGGAACCTCCACCAGACGAGTGTTCGGACGCAGCTGGCAGCCGCACTGAGGGCAGTCAAAAGCATCGTAATAAGTTTCAGGCTTCGCACTCCCAGCGAGACGGCTCAGACCGGAACCGGCGTTATCGGTCACAGCTACGTAGTGATCTGCAATCTGCGGAATGAATTCGGTCCCGCACACAAGACAAGTCAGTTTCTTCATAGCGTTTATCCTCCTTAATGAAAAAGGCGCACGACCACTTATGGGTGGCCGTGCGCCTTTGCTCGATTTATCCAAAGTACGGCTGGCCGGTTAAGGGATTGATTGCCCCCGGCTGGACGCCCAGCGGGTTGGGCTGCTGCATACCTGTGTTGGGGTATGTCATATGCCCCGGAGTGGCCGGCATAGCCGCGCCATAGGCGGGAGTAGCAGGAGCGCCGGCCTCCATACCGACACCGGCAAAATCAGCCGCTGCACTGGCGCCGCCGGCAAGAGCCTCGCCGTCGCGGGTCTTCATCACGTTGCCCAGCCCGCAGCCTACGCCGCGCTTGCCCGCACGGTTGTAACCGAAGAAGTTGATCGTCACGCGGGCATACATACCGCTGTAAATATCCTGCGGGAGCAGCTCGGTGTTGATGTCGCTCTGGTGGACCACCTGCGGCTTGTTCTTGGAACTGGCTGTAATGACCCAGCAGCCCTTGCATTCGGGACCGTAGGGCGTACCGTTCTCGCGGACGCCATCGCCATCATGGATGGGGATGGGCATGACAGGAGGGCGAACGCCGTTCCAAATCTTGCCCTGCGCATCGGCAGCAGCGGCCTCAATGCTGGCGTCGATGTTCTGCTTGACCGCCGTATCGGTCTTGGGGATAAGCAGGGTCACGGAATATTTGGGGGTAGCCGTGGGGTCGTTGTTGTTCACCCTCGGCTGCACAAGATTGACATAGGACAGGCGAACCTCGCCGGTCAGAACTTTCGTAGGCACATTGTTATACATAACTGTTTTTCTCCTTTCGATTTCACTCTGCACTGTTTTTCTTGCCCACTTAACTCCGGGGTCATCTTCTGTAAGGACCCGACCGCTGGCGCATTTCACGCATTTAATGCGCCAGCCGCCGTTGTGCCTCTCGAAGTGTCCATATCCGGGTTCTACCCAACTGCCGCAGCAATAGCAGTAGCCGGGATATTTATTTCGAGCCATTGTCAGCCACCTCCGCAAAGTCGGCGGCGGCGCTGCTGAACTCCTTACGGGAATCATTCTCATCTGCGAGGGTCGGGCTGCCCTGCGGCTTCACAACAAACTCACCGACCAGCTCCTCAAATTTCTTTTTGCCGAGAACCTTTTCGAGCTGCGCCAGTGTCTTGGGAACGCTGTCGTAAATGACCGCCCGGTCAATCCCGTTCTCAATAAGCGTATCAAGAGCCTTGTCCTGATTGCTCCAAACACGGGAGCTGCGGCCCGCGACAACTTTCCAGCCAGGGATTTTCTCTCCGTTAAGCATGGCCTCAAGCGCCCGCTTCTTCACAGCTTCGTACCACGCCACAAGGTCCTTACCCCGCGCAAGTACGTCGCTCATGCCATCGGGGGAGAGGAGCGCCACGTTGCGGCTTTCAACCGCGTCTTTGAAATCGTCGAACGCTCCAATCTGCTGTGCGGCCTGCGCTTTGCAAATGCCATTGGCTCGGCAGAACTGGCACCAGCTGCCTGCGTGGTACTCGCCAAAGCCCATGTAGGCCATCATCGCTTTCGGCTTGATTTCCTCGCCCCAAGCAAGCAGGTCTTCGACGCTGCATCCCCACGTGTCGTAGAGATTGATACGGGGCTGGTCGATGGTGATTTCCACGTTTTTCAGTGAGCTGCCGAAAAGCGGCTGGTAGAGCTTCAACGCTCCGAGGGCGTAGAGTTTCAGCTGCGGATTGTCCGATGCGGAAACAGGAACGCCTTTCCCATGCTTATAGTCGGTGATGACGAGAGTGTCGCCGCCGAACATGATGCAGTCGCACCGGCCAAAGGCTTCGGGGACCACATCGGATATGTCCACCTTAACCTCGAAAGCGATGTACGGCTCGTTGTCGAACCCCATCGCTCTTTCAGCAAGGTGCTCAGAATAGGTTTCCGCAGTCTGCAACATCTCGTCGTCCCACTGCGGGTCGGCCTTGTACTTTTTCACGACCTTGTTGTACTCGGTCTTCTTGATTTTCTTGAAGTGCAGCTTGGCGCTGACCTCACAGATGCTGTGCGCAATCGTTCCCTCTCTCGCATACTCGCTGGGCTTTTCAGGTAACTGCGCCTCAAGCCGTGGGGCCAGAGGGCAGTTCAGCCAGCGGTGCGCACTGGACGGCGAGAGGAGCGCATGGGCGCTCAAATCTTCGCCCCCATGTCACGCAGGGCGGTAGCGAACGCGCCCAGCTGTTCAGGTTTCAGATCCATGACAGCCTGAACGCCAAAGGAGTGAAGCAGGTTCATCAGGTCGTTCACCTTGCCTGCGTCCATCAGCTGAGCGCCAGCAGCCATAATCTGGTCTACCGTGTACTTGGGCGGCTGTGCGAGAGGTACGCCAGCCACGGGCGTATTAGGCTGTGCAGTGGTAGCAGGAGCAGGCATAGGGGCCACAGGAGCGGGAGCCGGCATGGGCTGTTGCGCAGGTGCGGCGGTGGGGGCCTGCTGGGGCACAACGGGCTGGGGCTGCTGCACGGGTGCGGCAGGAGCCTGCTGTGCAGTCGGGAAAGGTCTTGCGCCCAGAGCAGCGGCGAGATTGTTCAGCGCATTTGCCAGTTCAGGCGCCTCGATGGTGAGTTTCATTTCGAGCATGGTTTTGTCCTCCTTAGAAATTTATTGATTAGTATTCACAACGGAATACGTTCTCACGGTTGTCACCGGCCACAAAGAACAGGTAATCGGAAAGGGCTTCGCAGCCGCTCTCATACCAATCTTCAAGAGCCTCGGTCGCCACGTCGTAGTCGTTCTCGGTAATCTCACGGGACTGCTCCCAATAACCAGAGAACTGATTCGGCGCAGAGACAACTTCTAAAACGGAATCTCCAAACCGTCCATCGCTGACACGGTTCAGAATCACTTCACAGACAAGGCGTTTATCGTGTTCCTTGTCGTCATAGCACTCTCCCGCAAGGGTAAGCGCCATAGCTTCAAGTTCTTCGTCCGTCCACACATTTTGGACGGGCGTTTCTTTTACCTCTGGATACTCCGGCTGGCTGGTCGCCATCTCAGGTTTCGGCAAAACCGTTTGGCTGCCAGCGTCTGTTCCGCAGGCTGTAAGCAATAGCGGCGCCATAGCAAGGATTATCACGGTTTTTGCAATCTTCATCATCTCAATAGTTTGCTGGATTTGAGCAAAACACCCACAGTCAAGAAAGGAGACTTCGAGATGGATAAGAAAATCATCGACATCATGGAGGGCGCATTGCGCAGGTTCATTGAAGAACTGATTCAATCCGAGAATGGTCCCAGTGAGGACGACATTGAATACATCAAGTCCGAGCGCGAGTACATAAAGCAGCTGAAAGCAATCTAAGTCGAAACGCCCGAAAGGGCGTCGCCGGGAACTGCCCCACCCGGCCTGATGATGACAGGGCAAGTACATATCAAGGAGGACAAAATCATGGCAGAGTTGAAACAGGGCCGTTGGGTCAAGGTTCACGAACCCGGACAGGCGAATTTCGTCGAGCACGAGAACGTCATGGACATCGTGATCGGAACTGGCCGCCTCCAAGCTGAGGCGACCTACACCGTCCGCAGCTACAAGAAAGCCGCCTACTGGCTTGGCGAGTATCTCAAGGCTGCGGAGGCGCTGCAAATCGTTGCTGACGAGATGCTGACGAAGATTCAGGACGCTGCGGCGAGCGCCAACCGCGAGGAGGATGAGATGGCCGCCGATGGAGACGGCTGGAACTGCACCATCGAGCGGATGGGCGACGGCAGCTTCAAGGTCCAGCTGAGCTGGGCGGTCAGCGAGCCGGTTACGAAAAAGACCAAAGAAAAACCCGCGCCGAAGAAGCGCGGGCGAAAGAAAAAGGAGGCTGAATAATGCACCTGACATTGGAAGTTAAGCGATACCACGAGTTCTTTTGGCTGAGAGACATTCAGGCCGTGAACATCTACAAATGCTGCGCCGAGTGTTTCATCGGCAACCGGGACAGCCGGGTCTATCACGGGACCCTGCACCAGCCCCACGCACTCATCGACATCGACGTGAAAGAGAACCCCAAAGCGGTTGCATATTACCTCTGCGGGCTGAGCGCGGGGTTCAATTACCACCAGAACACGCACGTGGCGTTCATTCCCGCTCCGGGCGAGACGGTGTTCGTGGACAACGCCAATATCCGGCTGACGATTACGGATGCCAAGCGGGTTGATTTCCAGAGCTACGTCCCGAACCCGCCGGGATACTTCACCCGCCGGCAGAGGACCTGCCGCAACTGGATCTTTGCGAACTACATCAACGACGGAATGCTGAGGAGGTTAAAAGAAAATGGACATGAGTGAACTCATTGAGCGTACGAAACAGAATATCTGGCAGGCTATCAGCGATTACGGCAAGCACACCGACCAGACGAGCGTTATGGACGATTGCACGGCGAACTTTGTGAACCAGCTTGCGTCCGACAGCTGCTACGCAAAGCAGGAGCTGCGGGAGCTGTTCAGCAAGTCTCCCGTGTGGGACGCCAACCTCGACGCTCTGGTTATTAACGGAACCAGAACGCATGACCCCGACCCCGACCGGATCTACGCGCTGGGGACCGACATCTTGAGCGAGGCGATTTACCGTGCAGACAATAGCCGGCCCATTTACGACGCCATCCGGTTTTTCTACGACCCCAATTTTGAGCAGGAGGGTATCGCAGCCATCAAACAGCTTGCCCCGAAAGCCTACGCCCCGAATAAGAAAAAGAGCCGCGTTTTCAAGGCGCTTTGTCAGGCGCTGGGCGTTGCGGATGAAACGGCGGGCAGCGATTTCCAGAGGCTGTACGCGCAGTTTGCGGACGAGCTGACCTCGAAGAAAATCGGGTTCAAGCTGTATGTCTCCATCAACCCGGCGCATTTCATCACGATGAGCAATCCGAAAGGCGATCATCGCGGTACGACCCTGACGAGCTGCCATTCGTTCAACTCGACCGAGTACGAGTACAACAACGGCTGCACGGGCTATGCGCGGGATAAGGTTTCGTTCATCGCGTTCACCGTGGCAGACCCCGCCGACAAGGAAACCCTGAACAACCGTAAGACCACACGGCAGGTTTTCGCATACAAGCCGGGGAACGGGCTGCTTTTGCAGAGCCGGATGTATAACACTTCCGGGGGCGTTTATGGAGCCAGCGAGGATTCCAAGCTGTACCGCGACCTCATTCAGCGCGAGATTTCGATGCCGGAAAATGTTCCGAACCTGTGGAAGACCTATCCGACGGTTGGAGAAAAGAGTTTCTGCGTTGAGCGCGGAGATGGGTTCGGCGGCTATCCCGATTGGGAATACGAGAACTTCGACGGCAAGGTGAGCATCCGCGCCGACCACGAGGAAGATTTCAGAAGCCTCGTTGTCGGGAGCTACGGCCTTTGCGTTTCCTGCGGCTGCGAGACGAGCTACGGAGTTTATTGCGAGGATTGCAAGGACGGTCGCGGGGGGGGGTATTACTGCGAGTGCTGTGAGGAATATGTTGACGAGGAATTGTATTCCGTCAGAGACAGCCGCGGTAATTGGATCGAAGTCTGCGAGGACTGCCGTGATGAGAACTTTACCTACTGCGAGTGTTGCGGGGAGTATTGGCCGAACGACTGCACCACGGAAATTGACGACCGATATTACTGTGACAGTTGCCGCAATGAGTATTGCAGCGAGTGCTACGAATGCGACGATTATCACCACACGGACAACATGACGGAAGTTGTGAACGCCCGTGGCGATGAGGTTCTTGTCTGCGAGGACTGCCGTGACAGATATTACGAGCAGTGCGAAGTCTGCGGAGAATACCACATCCGAGAGGATATGACGTTCGTTACCTTGCGTGACGGCGACCACGCCTATGTCTGCGAGGATTGCATGGATTCTTACGAGGTCTGCCCGCACTGCGGCACGATGATTGAGAGATGTGATAACGGAACCTGCCCTGAGTGCGGCGCCGTTATCGACGAGAAAGAGGAGGACGAAGCGGTATGAAAAAGTTAGAAGATTTCCTGATGCCCACTCAGAAAGAACTGTTTTCCAAGCTGTGCGACCGGTTCAAAGGCCGCACTACGGTTTGCAAGAACAGTTATATCCTTGTTCGCGGCGAGGCCCCGATTATGCTGGTGGCCCACCTCGACACGGTTCACAAGACCCCTGTGAAGCATATCTGCAAGACGCAGAACGGCGGCATCCTGATGTCTCCGCAGGGAATCGGCGGCGATGACCGCTGCGGCGTTTACGCTCTTGTGACGGTCTATGAGCAGTCTGCGGTCAAGCCGTGGCTGCTGTTCACCTGCGACGAGGAAGTCGGGGGCGTCGGGGCAAGCGCGTTCTGCACCCGTTTCCAGAAAGGGAAACTCCCGAAGAAAGAACTGGAAAGCCTGAAAATGCTGGTCGAGATTGACCGCAAGGGCAGGAACGACGCCGTTTACTACGACTGCGACAACCCGGAGTTTGAGGAGTACATCACGAGCAAGGGGTTTGAGACGGATTGGGGTTCGTTCAGCGACATTTCTCTCCTCGCTCCCGCGCTCGGCGTAGCAGCGGTGAACCTCTCGTCCGGTTACTACAACGCCCACACCCAACACGAGTACATCGACCGCAAGCATCTCAACGCCACGGTGAAGAAAGTGGTGGAGATTGTCGCGGATGCGGCCAAGCCTGATTTCCCGCAGTATGAGTACATCGAGAGCTACCGTTTCAGCCGATACGGTTACGGCGGCTGGGGCGATTGGGGCCGAGGCACTTACCCGCTCGTGTTGGAGGACGCTCCGAGCCTCAAGAAAGTCCCAGCGGATATTCGGGACGAATATGCCGCCCTGCTCGACTTCTACACCGAGGGCGAGCTTGAAGCTCTGCGCAAGGAGCACGGCGACAATGTGATCCGTATGCTGTTTGAAAGCGAGCTGGGCGATTACTACGGCGATATGTACGATGAGGAGGAGCTGAAATGACGAGAGACGAATATTATGCGCTCCTCGCAGAGAAGCACAAACAGACCGACTGGAATGACCGCGAGAGCGTCCATGCGTACAACGAATACGCTCGTATGTTGAGAAAGCAGGTGGACTATGATGAGTGAAGACCTGTTTACCGGGCTGTTCATTCTTTGCTTGCTCGGTGTCTACTTTGGAGCCGGAGGCTTTGTCCTCTGGCTCCTTGATAAAGCCCTTAGCAGAGTTCCCAGATACCGTGATTAGAAAGAGAACCTGCTGGGCGACGATGATTATGATGACTGAAAGGAGATACCTGAAATGACAAGAGACGAAAAGAAAGCCGAGGCCATCAAGCGCATGAAGCTGGCCGATATTTTCCCACAGACCATCAAGCAGTTCGAGGAGGACGGCTATGTGAGCATCAGTGAGCCGCCGGTGGGAGCGTTCTTCTGGGCCGAGGGTGAGGATTTGCAGCGCATCAGGGACTTCGAGGAGAAGCACAATGCGCTCGTTTACCTCGTCATCCGCAGCTACACGGATTTCGGCAAGATGGATTGTTACCTTTACGTCAGCGATTACCCGGAGGAGTGGCCGCAGGACCGTGAGGATCTGGCGAACAGCGAGCCGATGGCCTATGTCTACAATCACGATATGCCTGATTGCTCTGAATTTGGCTGCATCGGAACCCGCCGCTCCATTGCGGCAGGGCTGCTGCGCACGTGGTAAGGAGGTGCGCGAGATGTACGTAGCCAAGTTTGAAAGATACTGGAACGATTACCGCCGCAAGGACGAGACGAAAACCTTTTCGGGCTTAGCTGAATTGGAAAACTGGATGTTCGGCCAGATGCAGCAGGATTACACGAAAGACTTTGTGATGACATTCCCGACGCCGGCTGCGGCGGTCCGAATCAAGGCTGACGGTCCGTGGGCCATCGAGTTTCGTCCCAAGTGGGGCGATGAGGATATCTGGATTCACCTGATTGAAAACGATGCGGGAATCATCTTTTCTGACGGCAAATTTACCGCCGGTCTCAAACACTGGACACGTGAGGTACAGGAGTGGCTGACGCATTGTGAGGAGCGCCGCAAAAGCCCAAAGTTTAATTTTGCGGGGGTTGATGCTTCACCGGAGCGCCGTTGGTTCGCCCAAGTTCGCTGGTGCGCCGAAGATGTGATTGCTGCCGCAGAACAGAACGGCATCACGCTCACCGAGGCGCAGGCTGAGAAGTGGCTGGAAAAGAATGAGCGTTGGTTCAGAGAGACGCTCACCGAGTACGGCAACGAAGTGCTGGCCTCTGCCAGCAAGGAAAGTTTTGAGGAGGTGTGTAAGGTATGATGAACGAATCTCGTGAGTTTGAGGTGGAACTGGAACTCAAGGCCCGTGTCACAATGCAGGACATCGACGACATTATGTGTACGGCGCTGGATGGCGGCATTACTGGCTGGTGCAGAGCCGCAAAGCCCGTTGGAAAGAGGCTTGGGGAGTACGCCCACGAGCAGATTGCGCGTGGCGGCTCTCTTATGCTCTACGATGCCGAGAGCAGCGACAAGTGGGAGCTGACGCTGGACAAGTTCTTACGAGGATTGGTCCAAGCGATAGAGGACGGGGTGCCTGTGGCTATTGACGCCGGAAGTGGCTCAATCGACCCGTCCGAAGTAGATGCTGACGGAGCCGACATGATTATCCAGTATGCTTTGTTTGAGGAGGTAGTATTCGGATGAAATACAAAGTCAGAGTGAGCGAACTCCGCTACGGCGAAGTCGAGGTAGAAGCTGCATCCGAGCGGGAGGCGAAGAACAAAGCCACCCGCGCAGGGTTCAACTTCTTCGATTCGGAGATAACCGACATTACCGCTGAAAAGGTCGTGTCGAGCGACCCGATGAGCGTCATTGAGCGGCTGGAACGGTGGGCAAAGGGTGACACTTGCGACAACTGCCCTGCCTGTGATGACACAGTATTTCAGGCGGCAGAGCTGCTGCGCAAGGCGTATCTGGATGAGGACGGCCCTCGGACGAACATTGTCACCGAGCTTTGCCCGCACTGCGAGCGCGAGGTTGAGATGTTCTGGGACACTGACGCAAACGGCTTTAAGGCATTCTGCCCTTACTGTGGCGAGCGTCTGATGCTTTGTGATGAGTGTCTCCACAGTGGGACAGGTAACTGCGATTATTCCAATAACACGGACAGCTGCCGGCATAACCCTCCCATCCCTGCGGCAGTCAGCCATAAGCTGTGGATGCGTCTCGGTGTGACACTGAACATCACGGACGATGAGGCCGACGCCATCATGGGAGAGGACAAGAACGCCTCCGTAGATACCCTGCTTGGCGTACTTCGCGCCCGTCGTTTCGAGCCTGACGGCGACAGCTACATTCCCGGCGAAAGCATCGAGAGCTACAATCACGCCCACGGGACTGAGTATGATGACGCGGACGTGGACTTCAATCTGTGAGGAGGAATGCGCAATGGATATTAAGCGCGGAGACATCTGGTACATCGAGAGCGGGTACAGCGTGGGCAGTGAGCAGCGGGCGGGTCGTCCCGCCATCGTGGTGTCCAACAACCGCAACAATCAGTACAGCGGTACGGTGGAGGTTGTGTATCTCACCACGCAGCCCAAGCGGGACCTGCCCACCCACGTCACCATCAGCAGCCTGAGCCGCGAGAGCACGGCTTTGTGCGAGCAGATCACTTCTGTGTCTACCGAGCGGTTCGGTTCCTACCGTGGGGCTGTCACCGCCGAGGAGATGGAGGACATCGAGGAGGCGATGATGATTTCCCTCGGTCTTGCGCCCCATGCGGCTGCTGAGCCGAGGGACGAGACCCCCCCCATGCTGGAAACCCGCCTTGCTGAATCCGAAGCCCGGTGTGCGGAGCTGCGTCAGATGTACGATAGCCTGTTGAGCAAGATGCTTGACCGGTGAAAATGTAAAACGGCGAGGGCTGACAACCCTCGCCGTTTTGCGACTTCAAGTTCCTTTTTGGAAAAATTTTTTCGGAAAAAACTTGACTTTTACGACTAAAAGTGCTATAATGAGAATGTAAAGAAAGAGAAACCCCGTTGAGGAAAGGAGGACAAAAGATGACCTGCGGAAAATGCAAACACTGCCGCCCGAACGACATCTGCAACGGCGACCACGAATGCACCGCAAAGAACATTGAGGTGTCGCAGGACGATGACATCCGCTTCTACGGTGAGAAGAATAACGAGCCGTGCGAGTGCTTTGAAATGGCGGACTAAAATATAGGCAAATTCAGCAGACCATCTTACGCATTTGCATTACCTCCTAAGTAGTCCGATGCCTTTCGGCTCCGGCTATTTTGAGGTAAAGAGCGCTCTCTTCCTCATAAAGCGCCTTGTAAATTTGGCGCCGGTATGCTATGATTTGGTAAATATAAGGAGGGTGGAATCTATGAAGATTTGCTCAATGTGCGGAGCAGAATTTGACCCTGGGAGTGTGAAACGCAAAATCGGACGCATGTATGGCCCTGGCACTTACAGCGACTATTTCCCCGATGAAGAAGTATGCGCCAGTTGCGCCATTGTCGAAATGAGCCCAGATTACGGAAGCGGCGAAGACCAAATCGAAGATATGGGCTCCGGATGGGACCCAGACTGAAAAAAAAGAAAGGGCCCGATTAGGACCCCTTCTGATGCTTGTAGAATGGTAAATATTTTCGTAAAAGTCCAATGGTGTCAACAACAGTTTGCAATTCTTTCTCCGTAGCTTCTTGCCTTTTGATGTAGCCCAGGAATAAAGTCAACTGTTTCTCAACATTTGATTTTTTCACGCTTATCCACCTCCATAAAACGCCTTGCCGAATGTGCGGATAAAACGAAGAGACTGTGCTGCCTGCACGGCCTCTTCATTTTTTTGAGCCTCTCCGTTACTTTGCCGGCTTAAAGCGGCTGAACAGATTCCTGAATGTTGTGGACGAGTATACGCCGGATTCCTCAAATTTGAATCCCCGTTTCATCCAGATTCCGTAGAACACCAACGGCAATATCAATTCCGCGGCCGCAACACCTGTCCGCACATACCGGTCGATCTTCTGCTCCCGGAGTTGACGCGCCTGAGCCACCTCCTCACGGGCCCGGTCAGCATTCTTGGCGGCAAGCTCCTCCTTGCGCTGCCTGCTGTCCATTTCCCGCCGTTCGGATTTCTCCTCCACGTCAGCCTGAGCCTTGATCTCCTCGATGCGGAGCTTATGCAACGACACCAGATCCCGAATCGCGTCGCCTCTCCGTTCGTCCTCGATGGGCAAGGTCTTCAAATTCGAGATCTCCGTTTCGATCACATCGTCCAACAAAGTTTTGATCTCTGCCATGTGCTTTTTCTCCTTTCAAAATTTAAGTTGGCTCCATAATAGCCGGTGTTATTCGTGCGGGATGAAGTCCTCTACCTTGACCCGGAAGGCAACATACTTCTTCGTCATCACCGCAGGTACGTCCTTGTCCAATTCCAAAAATAACTGAGGGGGACTGTCCGGATCGGACTGATCAACCCTCAGATCACCGATGGGCCACTGATAATACTTGGCCTTTCCAATACTGAAACCTATCGCAACACCGATTATCATAGCGCCAATGGCGACGATCACGATCTCCAAAACAATGACCTCCTTGAACTGTTTTTCGGAATCTCCCACCCGGGAATTTTTCAGGGTATAACTGTAACACGATTTCCGGTCGGCTGCGTATGGAAAATATAAAAGCAAAGGGCCTGCTCAGCCCTTGCTCCTGGATTTGATTTTCCATTTCAGCTCTCCCAACTTTCTTGACGCCGTATTCCTGACCTCCGGAATGGATGCGAGCGCAACCGCCATCGTAACGGCGGGCACGATCACCTGTCCAATCCAAAGCCGCAGCTCTCGGCTTGCCTCGATTTGTTTGTAAGTCATAATGCTATCACCTCCATAAAAGTCACTGCTGTTTCTGCGTAAAATATAAAAGAAAAGAGCCCGCGTTTCCGCAGGCTCAATCCATTTAGGTCTTGAGAATGTTTTGCATCCTGATGATCTCTGCCATTCGTTTCTCTCCGAATCTTCGACAGCCGCGAAGTTTCTCCAAATCCGCATTACGAAGATCCTCCAGGCTCGTGATTCCGCCCCAATACAGACCGTGAATCACAGCTCCGGGATGTTTTCCGTTATAATGCTCAACGATAAACCTCGCCAACTCTATGTATTCGGTTTCCTCCGGGCAGACATGTTCTAATTGTTTCAAAACAGTGCTCATGGTATCACCTCCATAAAGCACCTTGTCTATTCTGCGGACTTGTCTTCATACACCGTCCGTTTCCTGAGCGTACTCCAGGGAACATACCGCTCCTTCCGGCAAACAGGGCACCAAAACTGACTCGTCTTCCCGCCGATATCTACCAACTCGTCGCAGTCGGCCTCCAGCTTGCTCCCGCAGTTCGGACAGTTGAACCGGTAGCATTGCCGCACCGCCACATCCACAACTCTCAAAGTCAATCCCTCCTTTTGCTCAGCAGCCAGAAGAACCGTCTGTACGCGGCGTAGTAGACGTCCCGGCAACACGGAATATCATACTTCATCTTCAGCGCGTCATAGGAGAGCCCCTCGGTCACGCCCCGTATCAGATATTGGTAGAGGTCAGGGTCCGCGCCAATGGCCGCCTGCTCCACCATCTCCATGCGGTCCGCGAAGAAGAGCCTGGACTGGGCGCAGCGCTCCGTTGGGTCCCCCTTCATCTGCCCGCTCTTGATAAAGACCTGAAGGTCAGCCGGCCGCTTGCTCAGAGCGTCCAAAGACAGGTAAGCCTTCTTCCAAATGGGGTATTGCAGGCAGAAGTGTTTCAGCTCGTAGTAGCGATGCTTGCCGATCCAATAGGGGTTCTTCTGCGAAACCTCCGGGCGAATATCATTGGACATCATCGTCGCTCTCCTCTCCAAAAGTATCCGGTTTCCTCGTACAGCCGCTTTGGGGAGATGTAGAAGTTGATCCGTCCGTACCGGGAATCCATCTCCTCGATGCTGGTCACCAAATTGCCGTTGCGGGTAGCCTTGCCGATTGGCAGCCAACCGGATACGATGCCAGCTCTGATCCAGGACGCATCTTTTCCATAGACACGGGCGACCACGGCGACAGGAACAGACCCGGGATGAAACTCCTGTTCATTCATTGGCGTTTACCTCCTTTCAACGGCTATTCTAAGTAAGGAACTGCTTTTTGTGAAAACAACCTCGGTGGAAATAAAAAGAAAGAGGCCGCCGGAAAGCGACCCCTTTTCTCTTAGAAACGGCTCCTTCGACGAGCCCAACCATTGAACAGCTTCGACACTGTCTTCCGAAACCCGATCCACCAGGCCGGTTCAAACAGGGCGATGAAGTAGACAGCACTAATGATTGTGCTGATTACCGTAAATACGCCGCAGAATTTGAGGTATCCGCCCCAGGTGATAGGTTTCTCGGTCCGTTTCTGCTTGTTCATACTGGTCACCTCTCTAAAGTTTTTGGTCTCCATAATAGGCAATGTTGTTCGTGCGGAAAGGGAAGAGCCGCTGTGTTAGCGGCCCAGATCCCTCTTTGCTTTCTTGAAGTCGACGAATATAATTTTGTCTGACTTCGGATGTGTCAGTCTGACTTTGACCATTTGAAATTTCCTGTCCAGAACATTCGTCCACAGAGCAGCGCCCGCTGTTGATACCGCGCCCACAATCGCGAATGTTCCGATCGTGCTCAGAATTTTCCTGGTTTTCACAACCGTCACCTCCATAAAGGACTCTGCCAGAATCGCGAAAAATAAAAGAGAAGGAAATGACTTCAGGGTCGGCCCAACGAAAACCGTTGCCCGGTGGGTGCCATCTTTTATTAAGTTATTACTTGGCGGCACGCCTTCGTGTCTCACCGCTGGATTTTCACCAGCATCTATCCATCTTCTTCTCCATAAAGGAATTTGCAAAATCTGCGAATGGTTCCAAGTCTTTTGATTTCTAACTTAGGATAAGCCGGTCTAATCTAAGTTAGAAATATAACAGCTGGAACAAAAGAAAGAGCCGCTGTAAAGGCGGCTCAATCCTTTGTCAAATATCCTTGCTCAGAAACACTTCATTTCCACGTCTCCATACCTTGACCGAACGCTTTGACCGCTTGATGGCCGCAGACAGACAAGACCGGCAGACCGTTGGGGATTTGTAGTCGTCCTCACCAAAATCCACCTTTACGATTTTAGCGTCGCCATTTACAAATTCCTCAATCAAGTCTTGCAGCTTGTGATAACCGCTCACCTTCGGTATTGCGTCAACAGGTATCAATTTCATGATTACAAAACTCCTTTCGCTTATGGATACCTCCATAAAAGGAGCTGTGCTTTCTGCGAAAGCCACCGCAGCATGGTCATCTCGCAGGGGAAGTCTTCAAACCCCAGTGTTTCACAGGTAATAAGCCCCTCCAGTACGCCGATGATGACCTCTGCCTCATACTGCTTGTAGGGGAACAGGAGTTCCGGCAGCTCTCGATGAACTGCCCCGCAGTGGGCGCACCGAAACCGACGCATGGGCACTCTGGTTGTCTCCCGCCCCTTCGTCCGTACAATCCTTGGCACGCTGTCATAGTATTTCAGTTCCCCGCCACACTTTGGGCAGGTGGATTGGTCCTGCATCACCATAGGCCGCCCTCTAATCTAAATTAAAAAATATTGTGTAGGAATATACTTGACAATTCATACACTATCATATATGATTAGGACGGGCGGTGCAAGGGGTAAAAAAGAAAAGGAGCCGCTGTATTGGCGACTCCGATTCCGCTTTAGGTCCGTTTCTCTTTGTGTTCCTGATAAGTAAACCATGTGATGCATGATCCGATTGATGCAGCCACAATGCCGAGGCCTACAAAGAGAAGTGTATTACGCCTTCCGGTTTTCATCCCTTCACGGAACGCATCCGAATACAACGCCATCAAAGCCTCTCCATGTTCCTCGGCAATATGATTGATTTCGTCCATATACACCGATATCAGTTTACTACGTTTCATTGAAACAACCCCTTTCATAAAGGAGCCAGAAATTTCAGCGGAAGGAGAATTGCCATGAGTGGAAGAATTGAAAATTTAGGCGACTATAATAAGGCCCGACTCATGTTGCAGAAAAGGGGCGGAGACTTATCTGCGCTGATAAAAGACATAAAGAATGTTGGCGCACGGGAGGCACTCCCCAGGCAGATCAGCGTCGGCCTTCTTATAGGCGCGGCTATCGGCGCGGGCGGAACCTTTGCTGCCCGCAAAATATCAGCGCGCATCAAAACCCACAGAGAGCTTCGAGATAAGGAACTCGAAGAAAAATTAAAAACAGTGTTGAGCGACGATGATGACCCCGACAAGCCTGAAATGGAGGAACCGCCATGCTGACCCAATGCCCAGAGTGCGAGCTGCCGGTGAGTGACAAAGCGAATGCCTGTCCCCATTGCGGCTATCCGCTGAAACCCTCTGAAAAGCAAAAAAGACCTCGCAAATCCAACAAGCGCCGGCGGTTGCCGAACGGCTTTGGTCAGATCAGCGAGATCAAAAATCGAAATTTAAGGAACCCATTTCGGGCAATGGTGACGATAGGGAAGACGCCAGAGGGAAAACCCATCTGCAAACCCCTCAAACCGGAGTCCTACTTCGCCACCTATAACGATGCCTATGCCGCCCTGGTGGAGTATAACAAGAACCCCTACGACCTGGAGCCATCCATCACCATGCAGGAGCTCTACGATAAATGGCTCCCGGAATATGAGAAGACGGTGAAGAGCACCAAATCTGCCACCTCGGCCTGGGCCTACTGTTCCGGCGTCTATAAGATGCGAGTCATGGACATTCGGGCCCGGCATGTGAAAGGCTGCATGGAGGAAGGCGTTGCCATCATCCGCGGCAAAGAGCAGCACCCCAGCGCCACCATGAAGAACCAAATCAAATCCCTGTTCAACATGATGCTGGACTATGCTTTGGAGTACGAATTGGTAGACCGGAATTACTCCCGTACCTTCAATCTCACCGAGGAGACGGTCAAAGAAATCCAGTCGGTGAAAAAGGAGCACATCGCCTTCACCGATGAAGAGATGGACTTGCTTTGGGCAAATGTCAGCAGCAAGCAGGGCATCGACATTATGCTCATTCAATGCTACTCTGGTTGGCGCCCTCAGGAGCTTGGTTTACTGGAACTGAAAGATGTTGACTTGGAGAATTGGACCTTCCGGGGCGGTATGAAAACCGATGCCGGCGAAAACCGTGTCGTCCCAATCCACTCCCGCATCCAAGACCTGGTGCTCCGAAAATATCAGGAGGCGGAGGCCCTTGGAAGTCCCTACCTGCTCAACTGGACTGACCCCAATAACCGGAACAAAAAGAACCTCAAGCTGACCTATGCCCGGTATCAGAAAGCCTTTGAGCGTATCCGAGACGAGCTGAAGCTGAACCCCAATCACCGCCCGCATGACGGCCGTACCCACTTTGTCACCATGGCCAAGCGCTATGGAGTAGACGAGTATGCTATCAAATATATGGTAGGCCACAAGATCTCCGACATCACCGAGAAGGTCTATACCCGTCGGGAGTTCGCCTGGCTCCGGGAGGAAATCGAGAAAATAAAATAGTAGGAGTAAGGCTTGCGCACCCCTACATTTTGTGGTATGCTATTCAATCGAAAGGAGACACCTCATACATGGAGAAACAAACTGGCGTGGAGGAACACTATTAGACCAGAAAGGAGGTGTTTCCATGGCCAGATTGACCAATGAAGAAATCAGACGCATGACAATCGATCAAGCTGATGCTTATACTGATGCTCATCCCGCTGAGGCGTGGCGTTTTGTTAAGGTTTACGGCGCGGCCGCAGCCCAACAAACAAAGAAAGCCGTAAAGCATGGCTTGAGAAAAGGGATGCTTGTCCCCGAACCCGAAGTGATTGAACTCGCCTGACAACACACAACCGCCCTTGACTGTTCGCAGCAGCCGGGGGCGGTTCCTTTCTGGCCTAATACTATTCCTACACACATACTCCTATACTTTGGCAGCCTCCCCATAGTGTAGGAATACCAGTATAGAAATGATAGAGAAATAATATATGAATTATCTACACTCACCCGCTTTTAACCGCCCTTAACCGTCCTCAAAACCATTGATATAACAGCAGTTAAGCGCACATAAAAGCGGGTAATTGTGTAATGAGTTTCTATTATATTTTGAACAAAAATTTTTTACTTCAGAAGTAACTTTGTTAACACGGTCACGATTAATCTCATCAAAGCCATCTAACAGGACCAAATACCCCCCTTCTGATAAACTATAATCGTAATATTTTTCATCAAGGCAAAACCCATTACTTGTTAGGATCTTGTATATAGCATCGTGCATAGAAATCTCTTTTGTATCTAGAGAATTAAAACTTCTAAGTTCTATAAGTACAGGAATAAAATTTGTTTCTTTCACCGAATTCAACAGCAGATGCTTAAAAAGGATTGATTTACCTATTCCACCAGTACCTGTTATTATAATTTTATGTCCGATAGATAGCAAATTATTAACTGAAGATGTACTTACAATTTTTCCAGAATATTTTACACCTATACATTCATAAAAAGAATATAGGTCTTTAGGAATATGTCTATATATGAGTGTCTTAATCTTTCCATACTTAGCCTGCACATTGGTAAGATACTCATTATATGCACTACCATACCGAATCTGATCTTTTACATCCAAATCCTTAAAAAAAGATTTAATTTTGTCCCATGCGGAACCTGTTGCATCTTTAATTAATGATGTCGCAACATCAGTTATTACCTTTTCACAATCAATTTGTGGCAGATAATCATTTGCCATATTATTTTCTCCGTTCCTGTTTTTTAAGAGGGATGTCATATCCTAAAAATATTAAGTTAATGGTCTCTTGTTTCTCTAGTGAAACTCATGACCATATCTTCTAAACTATCGCGAAACACATAGCAATTAATCAGTAATTAGTTTATGTTGACAAAGCAAAAACTAACAAATGAAAAATACTACGCCCTCTTTAAATACAAAATATAGCATATAATGGTACCGACTTCAACCCATCCTTCTCCCCGAAATTCTTCAACGACAGCCGGATGGAGTAGGCAGGCTTATAGTTGCTCACAAAGACGCTGAGGCTGCGGGAGCGAACGTGCTCCCCTTTTTTGACCTCGATACCGATGATTTGGTTGCCCTTTTGCAGCACAAAATCCAGTTCTGCGGTACTGCTGCTCTCCCAGTAGTAGAGGTCATAGCCCTTGGCGGCCAGCTGCTGGGCCACATAGTTCTCGGTAAGTGCCCCCACAAAGGTATTCCCCTCGCCGGAGAGGACCGTCTGCTGGGAGATGCCGGATTTCATCGTCAGCAGTCCCACGTCGCCCATGTAGAGCTTGAAGGCAGAGAGATCGGCATAGACAGCGATGGGTTCAAAGGCCTGGTTGATGCGCTGGCATTTTAGCACCACGCCCGCTAGGTTCAGCCACTCGATAGAGGCCCCGAACAGCGTGGCGCTGCCGCCCTTCTGCACCACCTTGTATTGGAACTTCTTGTTGTCCTTGGCTAGCTGTGCCGGGATGGAGTTATAGCAGGCCCGGATCTTTACACTGTCCGTATTGCTTGCATACTTTGCCATGTCCGCGATATAGTTATCCAGGATCTCATTTTGTACCAGCGGAACATCCAGAAAGCTGCCGCTTTTCAAAAAGACATTGATGCAGGCGGGCATCCCGCCGATGATCAGATACTCCCGATACAGCTCGACAGCCTCTTGGTGCAGGGCATCTGGCAGCGGCTCCATGGCGTCATAGGCTGCGCGAATCTCCTCGCTGAGGAGTTCCTTTCCCCTGGCCCAGAGATATTCCTCGAAATCCAGCGGATAGAGGGTAATGGTCTCCACTTTACCTACCGGAAAAGAGTAATGCTGACGGTTGATCGCCACCCCAAGCAGGCTCCCCGCCGCGGCGATATGGAACTCCGGCGTCTCCTCGCAGAAATACTTCAGGGAGGTCAGCGCGCGCTCACAGGATTGGATCTCATCGAAAATGATCAGCGTCTCCCCCGAAATGATGCGCTCCCCGGTGGACGCCTCCAGATACCGCAGGAGGCGCTCCGGCTGGATATTCTCATCAAAATAGGAGGCCACCGTCAAATTCGTCTCCAGATTAATATAGACAACATTGTTGAACTGTTTTTCTCCGAACCTGCGGAGGATATAGGTCTTCCCCACCTGACGGGCGCCGTTGACGATCAGCGGCAGGCGGTCGGCAGTCTTTTGTTTCCAGGCAATCAGCTGTTCCTCGAGCTTGCGCTTCACATTCCTCACCTCACGAGTACAGCATATCTTTAATTTGCAGTTAAGTCAAGAAAAATATGTCGTTTTTATATTTTTCTTGACTTAAGGCTTCTTATTGCATTTTACTCCTGCATACGCCTGGAGAAGAACACTGTCTTACGTTCTTCCATATCGCACATCATCGCCGCCAGATGAACGCAGAGGCCGCCGGCGCGGCAGGTGCAGTACAGATCCTCTATCTCTGCGTTTTCGTCCAATGTGATCTCCGCGATGATGCGCTCCCCGTCTTCGGCGGGGAACTCCGCATCAAATTCACAGGTATCGGGGCTGGACTTCAAAGGGCTGGATACTCTCGTAATACCGTTTGGTGAGTTCCAGATCCTCCGCCGACAGGTTTTTCAAAATCCCTTGAATGGTCATGGCATATTCCTCCAGTTAAATTTTTTTCAGCGTCTGTGCGCTGGCCAGTTTTGTTTCATATTCCAGGTGGGCATACAGGTCCGCCGTCGTGGACAGCGTACTATGTCCCAGCCATTGCTGCACCTCAATCAGGGGCGTCCGCCTCTGGATCAGGAGGGATGCACAGGTGTGCCGGAGGTCATGCAGGCGGATCTCCCGCAGGCTATGCTCCCGGAGAAACTGTTTGAAGCTCTGACTGAGGTAGTTGGACGCGATGGGCTCTCCTTCCGGATTCAGGCAGAGGTAGTTCTCCGGCGGCGGGGTTTCCTCCCCATAGCGGTTTCGTTTTTCCTCCTGCAAAATGGCGGCGATCTCCTCCGGCATGGGTAGCGTACGGCAGCTGGCTTTCTGCTTCATGGTGTCTCTCCCCACGGAGACCTTTCGGCCATCCACCTCTTGATAGACCCTGGTATGCTGGATCTGAATGGTGCCCACGGAAAAATCAATGCTCCGCCATTGAATCCCCAGCACCTCGCTGCGGCGCAGGCCGTAGAATAGGCTCAGCATCACAGGCAGCCAGAGCCAGTGACCCCGGAGCTTGTCCAGCAGCTCGTTTGCCTCCTCCAGCGAGTAATACCGCGGGATATAGGGTGTTTTCTTCGGCCGCTCCACGATGTCAGCCACATTTCGGTCCACCAGGTCCAGCCGCACAGCATCTTTCAGCGCCTTGTGGATATTGGCGTGATGGTGGAGAATTGTATTGCTGGATACCCCGGACGCGAGTAGATTGTCGTAGTATCCCTGCACGTCTGACGCGCGCAGTCCAGACAGTGTGATGCACCTTCCCCGAAAATAGGGACAGATGCTGTTTTCTACCAGATTTCGATAGCTGGTATAGGTGGTGGGGGATACTTTTGCTTTCATGGTCCCCAGCCACTGGAGCATATAGTCCGCAAACGGCAGCCCACTTTCCCCCTTGGAATCCGCGTATTGATGCCGGGTCTGAAAGAGCAGTTCCTCCGCCCGCTTTTGATTGCCCGGTACCGGGAGATGGGTGGCGATCCACTTCGTCTTTCGTCTCCCGGCCTGGTCATGCAAATTGAGTACCATGTACCAATAGCCTTTTTTCTGCTGCAAATGTCCTGCAACCATCTTTTCTCCTCCCAATAGATAAATTCAAGGGAGCACGGCCAGGCGCACTCTCCTTTACAATCTGTGTATGTTCGCTTTTAAAATTGACTTTTATAAAACTGTTAGACGCAGCGGACTCGAAATCCCCACGGTCACTTCTCCACCCCGTTCCCGCAAATCCGCATATATCAAGGCTTTGCGGGATTTGCCCGGAGGATTTTTTCGGGCCAACGCTAACAAAATGCTAACAGTTGTCCAAACAATCGAATATCGGATGTCTCGCCGGAAAACCGGCTGAACATACATGGAGATGTACCCAAGTGGTTGAAGGGTCCGCTCTCGAAAAGCGGTAGGGGTGTTAAAACCCGCGAGAGTTCGAATCTCTCCATCTCCGCCAAAGCCCTGAAAACGGCTGTTTTCAGGGCTTTTCTTTTGCTTTTCTGAACTTTTACAGCGGCATGCCGCTGTTTTGTTGCTCTGTCCACATTTTATCCAGCAGATTCCGGTGAATTTCCGACTTGACCGAGATGTCCTGTCCGGCATGAGAGGCCAGGTGCTCCGCCAGCGATTCCTTGGAAAACAGGTTGGTGCCGTAGTAGTTCACACCCTCTACCACGCCCTTCTTCATCCAGCGGTTAATGGCGTTGATGCTGTAACCGCACAGGGCTGTGGCCTGCTTGACCGTCAGCATATCCGGCGTATCCGTCCACCGGTCCAAAATTAGGTCCCGCAGCTCATGACAGTCCAGATATACCCGTGCCTCCCGCTCGGAATGTCTGCCGCTGGAAAAGTATCCCACCGGCAGCATACCGTCCAACTCTCCGGCATCCCGCCGCTCCAGAAAAGTGATCACATCCTCCAACTGTATCCGAAAGCGGCGGGTCTGCTTGCCAGAGTCTTCACAGGGGATCACGCCATGCTCCAGCAGCCAGAGCGCCTTGCGTTTGCTGATGTGACAGATGCGGTAAAGCTGATCTTTGGAGATCACGGCGGGATACTGCTCCCGCAAATACCCGTAGTCCATGGCCACCTCACATACTCATGGTCATGCCGAAATCCTGAGTTTGCTCTTCCTCTGCCATTTCCTCGGGCATGAAAGCCGCCGCGATAGCGTCCGCCGACTCCTGTTTGGAATTAAAATCCAGATGGGAATAAATGTCGGCGGTGGTGGCGAAGGTAGAGTGGCCCAGCCAATCCTGAATCTGCTTCATGGCGATTCCCTGACTGAGCAAAAGGCTGCCGCAGGAATGCCGCAAATCATGAAAACGAATGGGCCGCAGACCGTTCTGCTGTAAAAGCAGCTTGAAGTGGTCGGTGACATAGTTGGGACGAAAAAGCTTACCCATCTCGTCCACACATACATAATCGAGGTATTCCTGACAGTAAGATTTTTTGAACAGCGCCTGATACCGTTCCTGCTTTTCCCTCTGCTCCTGCAAGAGTTCCCGCACGGCAGGGATCAGCGGCAGCGTGCGAAAGCTGGATTTGGTTTTCAGCTTGTCCTCGGTGAAGATCCTGTACTCGCCGTTTTCTTTGCCGGCGGTGACCTTGTGGTTGATGGAAATGGTGCCCCGGTCAAAGTCTATGGCGCTCCACCGGATGCCCAGCACCTCACTGCGCCGCAGACCGTAGTAGGCTGCAAGCTGAATGACCACCGACATGGAGTCGTTCCGCGTGGCCTCGAACAAGGCGGCCAGTTCCTCCTTGGAGTAAAAAGCAGCCAGATACTTGCCCTTCTTGGGCCGGTCTACTTTGTCAGCCACATTCTCTGTGATCAGTTCGTTCTTCACTGCATACTGCAAAGCCTTACGCACCACGGCGTGGTAATGAATCACGGTGTTGGCGTTGCAGCCATCGTCAAAGATGGACTGGTGCAGCTCCCGGATGTGCTTCGGCTCAACATCGTACAGCCGCAGCTTCCGTTCCCGGAAGAACGGCTCAAGCCGTGCGCCAATCATACTCTCGTATCCCTGATAAGTACTCCGTTCAATGGTCGGTGCAGTGATTTTCAACCAGTCCTTCAGAAAATCAGCAAAGAGCGGTGACTCCCGCTTTCCGTTTCGGAGCAATCCAGCCGCCCCGGCGTATTCCCGCTTCAGTTCCTCCAGCTGAGCCAGCGCCCTGCGCGTATTGCCTTTGACCGGAATACCCAGGGCAATGGATTTCTGCCTGCGCTTTCCCGACACATCGTACAGATTTAGAACGGCGGTATATTTGCCGTTGCGCTCAATCAGACTTCCGGTGATCTCTCTGTATTTCATATTCGTTCCTCCTCTCAAAAAAGGTTAGTTTGGTCAGGTAGGGTACAACCTGTACTCAACCCGCGCCGTTTCAAGGTCGTGTGATGTTACCTTGGAACGGCGCTTTTTTCAAGTCTTTTCGGCGCTTTCATTCGCACAGAGGTAGTCGATGATCGCTACCTTCGGCACACGATACAGCCACCCCATACGCACGCTGGGAATCTGGCCGCTCTGCAGCAGCCGGTAGGTCAGCCGGGACCCGATGCCCAGCATTTTCTGGACCTCACCCGGCGTCAGCGCATCCGGGTAATCCCGGAACATGGCCCGATACCTGCTCAGTCTCTTTTCCTCTCTGCTCATATTGTTCTCACCTCCTGCGCCTCTTGACATTTTAACTGTAATTAAATATTGCGATTACATCAATTACGGACGGTTTATATTATAGACGGTTAGGAGGGCAGAAACGGAACCATGGCGAAGAAAAATTTTTTGACCGAGGCAGATATGCGGGAAGCAAAATTAGATGCAAAACTGGAACGGTTGGCGGCAGCAGGTGATTGGGAGAAAGTATTGGCCGAGTTGGACCGCTTCGATGCCAATAACGAGCGGCGGCACAAAACCCATCGGGACGGTACAGACCTGACACTCCTTGACCGCAAGGCCAAGGAAGGCGAATATTTCTGTGGAAATCTGCTGCTGAAATTATGCAGAGCAAATGATTGGATCGACATCATCTTCTCTCAAAACCCGGATGATCTGCACCATCTGGTCGAAGACGGGACCATCAGTGCCGCAATTCGGGAACTGACTCCGGTGCAGAAGAAAGTATTGCTGGATAACATCGTTCACCGCTTCCCGGCAGAGAATCTGGCAAAGGAGGCCAGGTGTTCGACCCGGAACATCACCAAGCATCGGCAAAAGGCTCTGGATGCAATACGCCGCGCGATAGGCATCGAAAAATAAGTCCGGACTGCGTTGCAGTTCGAACTGAAAGATGATATTATGATTACATGAATTACACTGGAGGCTTGACCATGGACTTAAAAACCATGTTTCCCAATCTAAATGTGATGTGGACACGCTGGTCCGACTACGAAGTTGTCCAGAGCCATAAACGACATTACTTGGTGCCGGTGCCAGGGGCGACCTCTCTGACCTATAACTGCGCGGAACAGCCGGAAGCACTGGTGGCCGATGCTTTGGAGTTAGGCCGCCGTCTTAGACTGGGGGGCCCCGATAAAGAACGCCTGTGTGCCGCTTTTGCGGCCCGTCACGGGCTTTTGGGCGGAGATGCCGAGTGTGGCCCCATGATTCCTGTTGACAACGATGTGCCCCCGTGTTTCCGCCCGTTAAACGGGCCGGAGTACGGTGAGGATATTGACGACTTCCAGACCAGGTTGATGCAGCTCCACCAGCACTTCCAAAGCACTCGTGGGGAACTGGATGTGATAGCAAATCCAAAGGTACTGGATCTGTCTGGTTTTCTCAACTATCGACTGACAAGCGGTCGGATGCCACAACTCGTATGGGATGTGCGCAGTATGGACTCCGTCCTGCGCTTTGCCTATGCCGCAATGGTCACAAACCCCGGCACACCGCTGAAGGTCTGCAAGAACTGCGGCAGGGTGTATTACAACACCCACGCCAAGAGCGAATTCTGCGGGGCGCGGTGCAGAAATTATTACAATGTGAAAGTGTTCCGGAGAAAAGAAGCCTCAAATAGCTAAATCGTGATTTTTAAATTCTATTTGACTTTCTGAAACCCAACCATTCTTAAGAAAAGGGGTATTTGATGTGTTAAGCAAGGCCGAAAAGGATTATTTGATAGATTTATTAGAAAAGGGAGAAAAAGTACCAACAGATTTCAAATATAAGCTTTTTCCCGTAGAACACAAAGAATATGAACTTGCATATGCAGGAAAAATGCGCAAAGAAGACTTGCTGGCAGATGACGATGGTTCTTTTCCGGTGCCATTACAGGTAGAAAAGATTTTTGGTGGAACAAATCATCCAGCATACAACGATGGCTGGCATAACCTAATGGTATTTGGCGACAATCTACAATTTCTAAAAACGATTTATAAAGATGAGGACCCCATTATTTCTAAAAAAGTAAAGGGTAAAATAAAACTGGTCTACATTGATCCACCCTTTGCTACATCTGACGATTTTCAAAGTAAAGAAGGCGCTAAAGCCTACACCGACAAGAAAAAAGGATCTGAATTTATCGAGTATATTCGCAAACGTTTGATACTCATTCGAGAAGTCCTGTCTGATGACGGTTGTATTTTTGTTCATTTGGACTGGAAAAAGGCGCATTATATTAAAGTAATTCTCGACGAAGTGTTTGGTGAATCGAACTTTGTGAATGAAATAGTTTGGCACTATCCGGACAATTTCCAAGGAAACGTAAAAGGTTTTGCCAATAATCATAATGTAATCTTTTGGTATGCGAAATCGTCACATTATACAGCGAACAAAGTCTTGATTCCGTTGGCAAAAGCAACTCGACGTGATAAGCGCATTTGGTCAGCAGAAGAAAAGAAACTCGTTTCGGCTCGTGATGAGAGCGGAAAACTGATTTATGAAGAGTTTACAGAGAAAAAAGCAGATGATGTTTGGGACATTGGCCAAAGTTCAACAACCAAAAAGAACAGTTCCGAATTCATCGATTATCCCACCCAAAAGCCCGAGGAACTGATTAAACGGATAATACTTGCTGCGTCGAATGAGGGCGATATCGTAATGGATTGTTTTGCTGGCTCTGGGACAGTCGCAGCAGTTGCTGAAAAATTGGGGCGCAAATGGATAATCTGTGACATTGGAAAGCTTTCCCACTTCACATGCCAAAAGCGCATGCTTGAAATACATAAATCAAAGTCCCTGACCCTAAAAAACAAAAAATACCACCAAAGATCCAAAAGCTTTATCACCTGCTCACTGGGAGCATATGATTTAAAGGCTGCTTTAGATTTGGAATTCAATAAATACAAAGAATTTGTTTCCGGCTTATTTAATATTGACTTAAAAAGTCACAAAATTGGGGGTTACTCTTTTGACGGGAAGAAAGACGATTTTCCCGTGGTTATCTTCAATTATAATCTCTATGAAGACTCAAATGTAGATGACTCATTCATCGCAGATATCAGTACTCATATCAAAAATCGACTGAACGGTGGAAGAGTTTACATCGTTTCTCCGTCTACTCGCGTGGATTTTATTACAGATTATGAGGAAATCAATGGAACTCGATATTACTTTTTGAAAATTCCGTATCAAATTATAAAGGAACTTCACCAAAAAGATTTTAAAAAATTTAGACAGCCTCGTTCCAAAAATGATGTAAACGCATTAGATGAATCAATAGGCTTTTCCTTCAACAGAACGCCCATTGTTCAAAGCAGCATAGCGGCAGGGGACGATAAGGTCACAATCAAGATTCATATGTTTTCCTCTGAGGAGCCACGCTCCGGCAAAACTACAGAAGAAAAGAAAATGAGCGGGTTTGAATTGCTTTCGGCTGTTTTTTGGATCGAAATTACAACGGACAAGAGTTTATTATGACAGATGTGTTTTTCTCTGATGAGATTAAATGTGAGAATGAAACCCTAATAATTGAGTTAGACAAATCGTCTGTTGGGAACAGGATCATGGTCGTATATACAGATATCTTTGGAAACGATTTAACTGAAAGCTTTTCTCTGTAAGGGAGGTACTGCTATGCAAGAGATAAAAACCTTTAAGCAGTCAGAGCTGGTCTTGAAAATAAACCGAGCATACAATACAAATAGGCTGGATTTAAGCGCATGGAAACCCTATATCAATAGATTATGCGGAGATCGTGTCTACCAGAAAGAGGCAATTGAAGCTGCTATTATTTATCTCGCATCCGGCCAATATACAGCGTTGAAAGATTTGGCGGAGTACAATTATTCTCTCAATACATGCTTACGAGATAAGTATTCCTCATTAGAGGAATTTACCAAAGCTCTGCAGATGAAGAACAAATTATATGCAACTATTGATTTGGCTACGGGTACTGGAAAATCGTATGTAATGTATGGAATTTCACAAATCGCCCTTGGTCTCGGTATTGTAAAAAGGGTTTTGGTTCTTTGTCCCTCATTAACCATCGAAAGTGGCCTGACAGATAAATTTAGGGAACTAAGCGGCACTTCAGGGCTAAAGGCACTTATTCCAGAAAACTCCTTGTGCAAAAACCCAAGTATTGTTAGTGCCAACGAAACAGTATCAGAAGGGGCCCTTTGTATCGAAAACATTCACGCCGTATATGAAAACACGGGTTCTTCTATTGATGATAGTTTTGAGGGCAGGGGGCAGGATACACTTGTGCTATGCGATGAGGCACACCATATTTTCAACAAACCTTCTGACAACGATGCCTCTATTAAAAAATGGAAACAATTTTTGCTTAACGACAAATACGGTTTTAAGTATATGTTGGGCTTCACTGGAACAGCGTACATTGAAGACGAGTATTTTCCGGATGTTTTATACCGGTATTCTTTGCGACAGGCCATAGAGGATCGTATTGTAAAAAACATTGACTATGTTAAGGAAGATGAAAGCCAGGGCAACAACGAAAGATTTCAGAAAATATACCAGAACCACAGAGATAATATCGAACGATATCCTCTGGTAAAACCGCTAACAATTTTAATTACCCGAGATATCGGACATGCCAAAGCATTATTCGATGATTTCGTTGATTTTTTGGTTAAGCAAGAAAATAAGCCGAAAGCGGATATCGAGGAAAAAGTACTCATTGTGACATCATCCAGAGAACACAAACCTAATGTATCCAGGCTAAAATTCGTCGATGATAAGGCCGACAAAACAGAATGGATTATCTCTGTCTCCATGTTAACCGAGGGCTGGGATGTCAAAAATGTATTCCAAATCGTCCCTTGGGAAGATCGGGCGTTTAACTCCAAACTGCTTATTGCTCAGGTTTTAGGGCGAGGTCTGCGAGTTCCAGAAGTGTATAAATCTCCACAGCCAAAAGTAGTAGTATTCAACCATAAGGCCTGGAGCAGCAAAATCAAAAGATTGGTTGATGAAGTCCTTGAAATCGAAACTCGTGTGAATAGCGTTATTATTTCAGAAGGCACACGAAGTGAGTATCATTTTTCCGTAAAGAATATCAACTATTCAACGGAACAAACAACTATTGATAAACCTACAGATTCCTGTTCGGTAGATTTCACGCGTCTGATGACAGAGGGAATTGTATTAGAATCTCAATCTATCAGCGTTGAGCGAGGGACCACCTATGAGACAATTATGGGGGGCGCCTCGCGTGAAAGAAATTACGCAATAAGAAACATAACATGGACCATTGATGAAGTTGTTGACAAATTATTCGAAGAGTTTGAGCAACGAGAGTGGGAAGGGAAAACGTTAAAATTGGGTGAAGATGAGTATACCCAGAATGCCTTACCGCCGCGAACCGTAATTGAAAATATTATAAGACTCTCGATGAAAAAGCGTGGTAATAATGGCGAAGAGGTAATTGAAACTAACGTTCATAAAATACTATCTGCCTTTACTCCACTTTTAAGAAAAAACAAAAAAACAATTATATCGAGGGCCATCGCCAATGATGTCTTTGATATAAAAACAGCAACACTTGCCAAACAATCAACAAGTGTTGCTATGCTAAGACAAGACCGAACTGTCTTTTTGACAAATAATTGGGAACAAGAGATTACCGATGAAGAACAGAAAAGCATTGTTTCCGAGGTCTTGGATGACGAATCCTTCCCACGGTCCGCATCGAAAGAAATAGACTACTGTCTATTTAAAACACCCGTTACAACAGTATTGACCGCCTCAAAACCTGAACGCAAGTTTGTTGAGCTTTTGTGTAAACGCGAAAACGCAGCCTTGCTGTCTGCATGGATCAAATCTCGAGATAGAAGTTTCTACGAGATTGAATATACATGCCGATATGGATCAGGCGAGTCAAAATCAAGACGATACTATCACGACAAATTTAATCCGGATTTCTTCCTGAAAATTGAGAAAGACGGTATGCAGTACTATCTCGTTATTGAGATAAAAGATGATGGCGATGATTGCGAGGAAAACAAGGCAAAATACAAGTACGCCGTGCAACACTTTGCGGAATTAAACAAACGGTTAGAAGGCGAAAATATCCCCGAAAGATACATCTTTCATTTCCTCTCACCTAACAGTTACAATATTTTCTTTGATCATTTACGAGATGGAACGGTCCTTTTAGGGCAAGACAACTTTAGATGCGCACTTGAAAATATGTTAGAGGACAACTAATAATTGCTGGATTTTCCTGACCTTCTGTGCTATTGTGTCTTGCTAACAGGAGGCGAGACACATGAACGAAACACTAAAAGCCCTATACGACAGCTTCTACCAGCCGCTGGACCTGACAACAGAAAAGCAGGAGATTGAAGCCTGCCACTAGCAGCTCATCGAAAAGCTGGACAAGCCGGAACGCAAGCTGGTGCTGCGGATCATTGATGCAAAGGACCGCTCTGCCGAACTGCTGTCCATCGACAGCTTCATCTGCGGTTTTGAACTGGCCTGCAAACTGGCCGCCGAACTGGATCATTACAAACAAAAAAGCGAGCGCCCGGTATCCAAGAAAGTTGGACCGGGCGCTCGTTCTGCCTGTCAGGATGCAGAGGAGTAAAGCTTAGTCAATGGGCTCGGCACGCCGCCACCGGATGTACCCGTTGTCCTTCTTCTGGTAGACGCAGCGCCAGCAGGTTCCGTCCTCCACCTCGTCCACAAAGTTGATGTGTGTCTCAGCGGGTGCGTAGTTGACGCCCCAGCTCTGCCACCAAACAGGCAGCTTGAACTGCTCTCCGTCATCGGTGTCAAAGTAGCACAGCAACATCTTCTTGTTCGGATGCCAGCAGCGGAAGGACAGTGTGCCGGTGAACTCGCCGCTGTCGGCGGGGTAGCTGTACTCATCCAGCGGAGCGTTCTCACGCCCGGCCTTTGTACGGATGATCTGCGCACGGCAAGGATACATTTCTTCGTAAGTCATAGTAAAATCCTCCTATTACATTTCTTGCTGTTGCTGAAGTTGCTCGCTCATCTCGTAGCGGGCCTTCAGCTCTTCGAAAATTTCCTGCGGGATAGAGTCAATAAAATCCCGATACTCCTGCAGCTCATAGGCAAGGGACTGATTTTCCAGCCGCTGGTCGTGCAGCGCCCACTGAGCCTGCGTTTCGTTATACCGCAGGATGGTCTCATTCTGCTGGAGCAGCTTTAGCTGCTCGTCATAGGGACGCAGCCTGGTCTCGAAGGCATTGACCTGCGGATACCATTTCTGAAGTTGACTCAGGACTTTTTTTCTGCTTATTGGCGTTGAAGGTGCCGATTTTCTCGATATCCTTCTGGATGCGGGTCATTTCTTTAGTCAGGCGGTGAGCCTGCTTATAGAGCCAGGTGGGGATGTGCTTGCGCTTGGTGACTGCGGCGGCCTGTCCCCGATCCAGGCCGGGGAACTGTGCCGCCATGTGGTCATGGAATTTGTCCTGCCATTCCACCAGCTTGTCCCGCCCGTCCATGATCTCCTTGGCCGACAGCCGTTTGTCGCGGGTCAGGGGCACAAAGCAGAGGTGCATATGAGGATTGCGCTCGTCCATGTGGACCACGGCGGAGAAAATGTTTTCCTCGCCCACCTCGGCCTTCAAAAAGTCCAGAGCGTGTTCAAAATAGCGGCGCACTTCCTCGGGCGGCAGCTTGGCAAGGTACTCCGGTGTAGCGGTGACGATGGTATCAATGAACTTAACACTGTCCTTGCGCACCTTGTACTGTGGATTTTCTCTCTGGGCTTTTTCAATGCGGGTCTGGATCTCGCCGTAATATTGCAGGCGCGGCTGGATCAGATGGTGGTTGAGCTCGGTGCGCTCCC